ATCTTTTTCTGTAGGTTTACAAGGCTCATTTGCCAGCACTCCGCCAATCAGGAAAGTCATTTTCGTCAACCACGCCGTCACCGTTGGCGTCATAGCGCAGATCGTTGCGATACTTTTCCCATGGAGCAAGATCGTCGTCATCGTCTTCTTCAGGCTCGTCAATGAAGACAGTGGCTTGCGGATCGTCGTACACTTTCGGCGCCATCGCTGGCGTCAATTCAAGCGGCGCTTCTGGCTCTGGCGCCGGCGCAGGCTCAGGGTCGGCGTCACGGGCGTTAGCGTTGAGGCTCAGGCCGCCCAGCAGTCCGACAAGCGCACCGATGATGGTCTGGAACGCAGGGTTAATCATCTCAAGGACGGCAGTGCTGTCCACGACATCGTTAGGCACAAACATGCCGACGACCAGCGCCAGCACGACGACAAGGATAACTGCCGACAGCGTGACGATTGCGACGCGCACGACAAACTCAACGGTGTCGTTGACGCCGTCGTGCTTGCTTTCAAAACTATTCAGGAAGCTCATCTTCTTTAATCTCCTTGTCCTTTGGCTTGATGGAGCCGCTGCCCTGCCCTGCCATAAGTCCTGCCAACGCCCCGACAATGAACGTCGCTATCGGGTTAATCAACTTGAAAAACTCAGCGTCATTCGGGGACTGCCCCTCCATCGGCTGCGACACGAATATCAGCGAATACAGCACCGTCGCCACGATAAACATCAGCGTAAACGAAAGCACAACGCCGACGATGAAACGCAGCAGTTCCTCCGGCGACCAGTATTTAACCTTCTTCGACAACTTCTTTCTCACCTGTATCTATCAGCCATTCGGTGCAGTAGCCCATAGCGACGCACCGCGGCTTCTTGCAGAGTTCGTCCTGCCAGTTCGCAGGGTCTTGGCAATCGTAGCGGTAGCGGTCTTCGCAGCCAGCAAGCACCAGCGCCGCCAGTAGTAGACTGACTATACGCATACGCCCTCTAGCCGGCCTTTTGCAGCACGTTCATGAGTATGCCGACGAGCAATACGATGATTGTGCCGGTGGAAGTCATGCCGACTTTTTCAATCCGCTTCATCCGCGCGCAGATACTCTCGTACCGGAACGCGCAGACCTGTTCGTGCGTGTTGAGTTGTGCTTGGGTTTGGTCGATAGAAGTCATGGTTAGCGTCTCATACTGTTGCGGTTTTCGAGGCCCGAAAGTTCACCGGGCGGCGTGTTCATAGCGTTAAACGATGAAATGCCCGCCATTGCTTTTGCGCTAAGAAGACCGTTGTCCACCATGCGGCGGGCTACCTGCGCGCGGTCAGCAAGGGGTATAGTCAGCAACAGCTTTTCGGCTGCCTCTCCGCTACGGAAACCTTCAGCTAGTGTTCGCTGAAGTTTCGTATTTAACCCTGTGTCGGATAGATTTGGGCAAAAGTTAATGCCGCGCGCGAAGCGTTGCCTAGCGCCCCGACCGGCGAATAATCATGGAAAATATCTTTTTCTTGCGGGGGCGTCTTAAGCAGATTTTTAGCAAGGTCTTCACCTTGCTCTGCTTGCGTTGCCATTTTCTGACCAAGTTGAACTTCACTTGCAATATTTTCCAGCGCCGGCATACGCGATGGGCCAGCAGCGCCGCCCGGCACACCCATCATTTCTTGGATGTCGAAGTTTCTACTGCCTGCGCGGGGGAACGCCGCTTCAACCGTGCCGGTAGTACCGCGTTGACCGCCGACCGTAGCCGCAAACTGCGCTTGGCCTGCTGGGCCACTCTCAAACATACCCGCAAGCTGATCGGCAAATTGCTGACGCTCTATATCGCTGGCGCCGGTCCCAAAAGCAATCTTAGCCGCTGGGTAGCCAGCGCCGCCGGCGGTTTCGATAGATGTATCAATAAGGGGCTTAATCTGGCCTACGACGGCGGCGGCAGCTTTGTTTATGCTACCTACATCCAACCCTTTATATAGGTCTCCAATAGTCACATTGACGCCGCGGCGGATAGCATCTAAATCGCCAGCCCGAATAATAGGCCCTTTGCTTTCAATCTGCCTAGCTACATCAAGCAACGCTTTACTCTGGACTTCGCCGGCGCCTTCCACCGCTGCCATTGCACGGATTTGATCCGCAAGCGGTTTTGTTTCGAGCGCGCGGATACCTTGCGCGCCCAAATCAGCAATCGGCGGCTGCACAAAGGTACGCTGGTTTGCTGCTGCTGCTGCTGCTGCTTCGGCGCCAAGGTTGGCTTGCCGAAACGCAAGGGCTTCGTCGGCGGCGTATTGCTGACCGAGCGCGCTTCTGCTTTGCATCATAGCATTGCGTGCTTCGCGTTCCGTTGTGCCGCGCGCCATAGCGTTAAGCACGTCTTGCTGGGCTTGTGTTTCAGCGCGCGCAAGCGGAGCATAGATGTCCTTACCGGCACCTTCTGAAACAGTTTTGAACAACGCTTGAACAGTTGGCTCATCAGCCCCTGATTGCGCCACGACTTTGGCAAACGGCGTATCACCTTTGGCGCTGCGGGCAAGCGCCAGCGCGTCTTGTATGTCCATGTTAAAGGCGTCGCGGAACACAGCGGCGGCCTGCTGAACACCAAGCTGATTAGACAGGCGCTCCCACGCAGGCAGCAATACTTTGTCCATTGCAGAACGGAAAGTGGCCGACCCTACTGTCGGCATAAGCGCGCCTATGATGCTGCTTATACCTACGTCTTGCTCTGTTTGTCCTGAAGCAACAGCCATACCGGCGCCAGCGGCTGCGCCCGCCGTGCCGCGAAGAGCTAAATCTACAACACGGTCAATAAGTTTTGGTGCGTTAGCCAGACCTTCTTTTACGGCTGCCCGCGTCGGCAGCAGACCTGTCGTAAATCCGCTAGACCCCAGCGCGGTCGCTATAGCTTTACCAGCCTTTGTACCTTGGGGAATAAATCTTGCGGCGGCGCCGGGGATTAGCGCGGTCCCAAGAACATCACCTGCAACTCTACCTGTTGCAGTTGTTATGGGGAACCGTTTCTGCGACTCGCGTAAGCGGAATGTCCCGCGTTCACGTTGGCCTTTGTCGCCGCCGGCACCAATAAGGTCTAGCCCTAGCCTAATAGGTGTCGTGACACCCTCAACCAAACCGCTGACAAAACTTTCAGCCCTGCCGGGCGCTTTGTAAAACTGTTGCGGCGTCAGCTTGCTCAACCGCGTCACTTCGCGCTGATACGTCTGTTCTGCCGATTTGTTACCGGTACGTTTTGCATCCGCAAGGCGTCCTGCTGCGTCTGCCTTAGCGTTAGCTAGTGCGCGCTGCGCGGTTGTAGGCGGCGTGGCGGTTTGACGCGCGCGAACGCGGGCGCGGGCAAGAGCAAGCGCGCGCTGCTGTTCTATTGTCATTGCCATAGTTTGCGCTCCGCGGGTGTCATTGCTTTCCATTCCGCCGCCGACACGCCGGGTGGCGCTTTAGTGACAGGCGTAGCCGATTTAGGCGTTTGCGTTTTAGGTTTGGTAGCGCCAGCTTCGTTTAGTTTAATGCCGTTCTGTCTGGCAAAATTGCGGATAGTTCTTAGGCGTGTTTCGTAAGTGGAGTCAGCGCCGCCCACGCCGCGTAAAAATAGTTTTTGTTCTGCTACTGCGTTCAGCGTCCCAGATGTGCCTTCTTCAATGATCTGACGCAAAAGTTGAGCCGCTGTTGCCTCAATGCTATCTAGGCTTGTCTTTTGGGCTGTGCCGCCCGGCACATACGTGCGGTCACGCCGAAGTTCTTGCGCCCGGTTAGCTGCAAAACTGTTGGCTTCTGAAAGAAGATGGCCCTTTTTCTGCGCGTCTACGACCGCGTCGTACAAATCTTGAACCGCGGTATCGCGCGCTTTTCTTTTCTCTGGCGATATATCACCTTTTTTAGGTGCTGGCGGTTTGCCGGGGATTAAAGGTGTAGGACCGCCGGGTGCTGCGGCTGATACGCCAGCGCCGCGCGCCATTCCCGGCCCCGGTTCGACATGAACAAGGTTTTTGTTACGGTTAATTACAACATCAAAACCTTGCTGTTTAAGCGGGGCTAGGTTTGTTACAAGTTGGTCTAGCGACTGGCCCCGCCCGGGTTGAAAATCGCGCGCGTCGTCAGTCAAGTGATAGCTGTCCGCTACACCGCCAACCTCCGCGTTACGCGCCTGTGTGCGCGCCCGCCCAGACACAATCGTGCCGGGGGCAAGTTTTAATACCGCGTTCTCAATCGCCGCGCCGTACTGACCCGCGTTGACAGCAGCCCCACTTTTACCGCGTGGGGCGCCGACCGCCGGTGCTGGCGTACCAAAACTGCCGCCGCCTTTAGTGGGCATAGGATAGATAGCGCCGTCAGCGCCGCGGACGTAAGTCATGCCGGGCGCAACTTGAATACGTGAACCGGGGACTTCAACTGCATCGCCGCCGCCAAATTCCGGTACGCTTATTAGGCGTTCTTCGTTGCCGGTGGTCTGCTTTATGTAATCGCGCGCCGTCTGGTCTTTAGCGTCCATAGTGCGCCTGAGCAGTTTATCTCGGTTAACCTCAAAATTAGCGGGGTCACTAACTAACTCAGCCACTGTCTCATCTATCGACGCTTGAAGTTCTGGCTCTGGAAACATCTGCTTCATGCGGTCGCCAAGCGCTGCCGCCTGTTGAGGGTTAAAAGACTTTGAAAGTGCAATGGCTGAAGTATCGTAAAAGTCCATGACGTACTTTAAACGCTCAGAGTTTGCTTTCGATTGTGCTTCAGTCACTTTAAACGGTTGCAATTCTGCTTCGCGGGCTTCACCTGCTTTTGCAAAGTCCATCTCTTGACGTGTGCGCTGGCCTTGAAGCTGCGCCGCTTCTGCCTGCCGCGCCATGTTCATCATGTTTGCGTACTGCGCCGTAATCCGCGAAGGATCGGCGACTTGTGGGTTACGCGCTTGAAGGGCTATCATTTGGTTTGGCATGGGTTGCGCCTTTACGTGGGTGTAGGTAGGTAAGGATTGCGTTTTACCATTGGGTCTTGCCCTGCAAATGGATTATATTGTTGCGGTGCAATGCTCGCGGGCGCGCCGCCAAGACCGCCAGCAGGCGTTCGGTTGTAATAGTTCATCATAGCGTTGTTAAGCGGTGCTTGTTGAGCAAAAGAACCTATCTGGCCTAGAGCGCTTGTCAGCGCATTAGCAGAACCGATGTACCCAGACGCGCGGGCTTGACCAGTGTTGTATATGTTCGCCGCTTCGTTCTGGCCCATTTGCCCTGCGGCGCCGGTCATCACATTGGCCGCCGATTGACCTGAACCCATCAGCGATTGCAGCGGGTTCAGCTTGGCAGACCGCTCAACCTGATAGCGGTTGAACGCGTTCTGGTATTCTTGGCTGGCTAGGTCTTGGCTGAAACGCTGGATGCCTTTCAGGGTGCTGCCCGACATGAGACCGCCGCGCGCTGCCGCCGACCGCTCTAGTGCTTTTAAACTTTCCGATTGGCGGAATTGATAGCCGGGGTCTTGCTGGAATTTGTCGCCGCCATAAAGTTCGTCAAAAGATTTGCCAAGGCTGCCGTATCCGGGTGCGTTCTTGTCGCCACCAATACCCAGATACTGCATAATCTCATTTTGCGCGGTGAGGCCGCCTTGACGAAACGGCTCTTGTAAAGCCTTTTGGTCTTCGTACCGGCGGTCCTGCGCCGCTTGTGCTTCACGCCCAGCTTCTGCCTGTATGTTTGCAGCCTTCTTAGAAGCTTTACTAGCCATTATACCACCTGCAAGTGAGGTGGCTCCACCGATTAGTGCGGCTCCGACAGCAGGTGCGATTGGCATTATCTTAACTCCATCCGGTAAATTCGGTAAAGTGTACCGAATGTCTTTATCATTTCATCTGTCTTTTGCATACCCCCTTGACGGGCGTAGCGGATTACATGTTTACTATCTGGCTCGATTTTAGTCCACAGCTTTTCCGTGCCGTGACCTCTCGCGTAATCTAGCATAGCCGTGCGTGCATCGTTAGCCCATTTACCCCTGCCTTCAGGCAGAATAAACGTATGTACTTCGCGGGTGCTGGGCGATGTTTCTTCCAATAAGAACCCGCCGTGTTCGCCCATCAGAAACCAGTTTCCCGGTATGTCTACCAGTATCCGAGTATCTATATCGCCGTCAACGCCACTACCAACATACGGCCTCACTGACGGATCGTTTACGACCCTGTTAATAAACGCAGTGTCGTAACTACGCTCCAGCATTAGCTGACTAGCCGACCTGACGCGCGGATGTTGATTGCCGACGCCGTGCCAGCGATTGTGCTGATGAAGCCATTGTTAGGCAGCACATGGCCGACCAGTTCAGGAAACGTATACGTCTCGGCTGGCTGGAGCGTTTTGGTCTTGACAATCAAGTTGTCGTTACCGGCGCTGCCCGCAGCCGTCACAAGGTTGACGCTGATCGTCGCAGCCGACACGCTGTAGTTAGTCGCGGTAAACTTGTCGATGATTGTCTGCACGCCGTTCGACGTGTACTGCGTCGTTTGCGCGTTCTCCGCTGTCTTAGCGGGGATGATGTTACTAATAGATACGGCCATATTATGTCTCCAAAGAACTTATATTGTCAGTCACCGTCAAAATTACCGACGGAATTGAAGGGTGAACGGCAGACGCCGCTTCAGCTAACAAAATAACAGATGTGTCGTCCACTTCCCACATTAATTCGATGTAGTCGCCGGCGTTTAGTTGGATGACGTAATTCCATGCAGCCAAAATTTCAGCGTTATTACCTTGTATGCGGATTTGACCGGCGCTGTCGGGTACGTTGACGCCGTTCTTGCGTAGCCACACCCACACCAATGCGACGCCTCCGGACGTTTTATCCACCTGCGCCGAAAACTGGATGTTGTACACGTTAGGGCGATCTACGTAAATGCGCGACGTTGGTGTGCCGCGGGTGACGCCTTGCGACAGATCAGTGGTATTGAACGTCATGGCGTAGGCTGTGTTGATTGCTGCCGCCGTCTGCGTTGTCGTGTCGTAGAAAGAACCGTAACGCGGCGACCGAAACTCTTTTGGTGGCGGCGACAGCGACAGCGCCTGCAACTGCGATTGGATAACCGCGATGTCGCTTTCCGTAGCAGCCGACGGTGTGCTGGCGGTAGCTTGTGCGAGGCTGTTTACCTTAGCGTCAACGTCAGCCGTAGCGGAACAGCAGTCAGGGGCGCTTTCGGTTGTCTGCGCCAGCGTCTCCAGCATGGCGTCATAGGACGCTATCAGCGACGTAGCGTCCGGCGCTAACTCTATTTCGTCTTGGTTAGTCTGCGTTGCAGTTAGCAGCGACAGGAAGAACCGATACCATTCACGGCTAATCGCGCCCGACCGTTGGTCAATAAAATCAACCCGCGGCGGCGTAATCTGTGTGGGGTTGATTGGCGCCAGTGCCATCAGGCGCTCGTCCCGCTAAGTATCAGTTCAGCACCCATGACGTAAATCCGTACAGGGTCTGTACCTGACACTTCGTAGACGCGGTCGCGTATCTTCATCGTCGCGCCAAGGCGGCGCCAGATGGTACGATAGCCAGACCGACCAATCTGTCCCATCGACTTCCAGTGTTCGCTGGACCATGTGTGACCGCCGTCGTCCGACCAGCGCAGCATGGCTTGCGGGTTGCTGCCTTGGCCGTTGTTCAGGCCCACGCCTGTCTCGCAGTCAAGCTGCATGGCGTGCTGAATAGTACGTGCAAGGTTGTTAGCGCCCGTCGGCAGCGCGCGCCACGACCGCAGCCATTTCTGCGGTGCGCCATCGTCAGCGTACACAGTGAGGTCGAACGAATAAATCTTGCCGTTCTGGTAGTCGCCCACAACCGTAGTGCTGTTGAAAAACATCTGGCTGCTGGCGCGGTGACGGTTAAACTGGCCGTTCTGGAACGACGCCCGCTCATGCCATGCGCCTGTGGCGACATCGTACACCCATGTGGTGTTGGCGGTGGGGAAGTTCAGGACGTAGAAGCTGTGGCCGTCCTGCTGATATGTGTAGCCGGTCGCATCTGAGATGTCAGGATACTCTTGCATCTGCCATTCGATAGCGTGCGTAGACACGCGCTGGCCGATGTAGCCAGCGGCCTTGTAGACGATGCCTTGACCGCGCGCGTCCTTGCCTAGCCAGTAGACTTGGTTGTCCATCTTGGCGATGCTGTACGGCGCCGCGCAGCCTAGTTCGTTGAACGCGCCTTGGATACGTGTCAGCGGGAAGTCGAGTAGCCCTGCGTCATACCAGACTTCGGTCGAGTTGGTGCCGAACACCCAGACTTCGCGGTGGTCCACAAAGATAGCAACCACATTGTCTGGATTGCCTTCGGCGCTGGCAAACTCCAGCGGATCAACAGACAGGCCGTCAAGCAGCGATGTAACCCAGATTTTCTGCGTGCCGGGTTCGTTGAACGTAAAATAGCCGTCGATGTAGCCGACCGTGCCTGCGCCGGGGAAGTCAGGGTCGGTAATCTGCTGGAACACGTCAGTGCTGACGTTGTAGATGTAACCTAGCGGGTTAGCAGCTATGAATAACTGCGTGCCGTTGTCAGCCATGCTGACAGGGCCAGAACCGCCCACAGTGCCTTTAGCGACAGCGTTCCAGTTGGTGTCTACCTGAAACAGCGTCGGGCCAGAGACGACATAGCCGTAGTCGCCATAGGTCCACATGCCGCGGATCGGGCCAACGCCAACAGTCGCCAGCGCAGTCAGCCCCGGCGCGCGCTGAAGGAACGCTGGTTCCTTGCCGCCTTCAGGGACAATCTCAGGAAACAAGTTCACGCACCTGTTGTCGGCGGCGTTAACCGACCGAGTAACATATGCACTGCCAAGAATGGGGGTTTTTATTTTACACCTCCTATGGTAAGACTGTTGTCATGACAATCAATCCACCATGCACCATTGAACATTTGCGAACGTCGTTTAGTTACGACACCGCTACAGGCATCTTTACATGGCTTTTGCATAAAAAGCGACCTGATCTTATCGGCACGCGTGCGGGGTCCAAACATTCGGCGGGCTATTGGGCTATAGCTATTCACAACCGCAAGCAACTCGCGCACCGTTTGGCGTGGGCGTATGTGACCGGCGAATGGCCGTTGGAACATATCGACCACATAAACGGAAACAAGCTGGACAATAGGTTTTGTAATTTGCGCCAAGTATCTAGGTTTGGTAATCTGCAAAATATGCGGAAAGCCACAAAAAAGAATACTATCGGTCTGCTGGGTGTCAGCGCCCATCAGGGTAAATGGCGCGCGCAAATAATGACTACCGGCGTTATCACCCGCAAATCTGGATTTGACACCCCAGAGGCGGCGCATGAAGCGTATCTGGAATTGAAGCGGCGGCTTCATGATACGTGTTCCATATAGGCCTCAATAGTTACCCGCAAATATGTTGAACCGCTGGCGTGAAGCAATCAGGCTGTACGGTATCGACATGATGTCGTCAGGGTTGTTGATGCGCTTGATGTTACGCTTCGACGACATCGCCAGACGGCGGACTTGCGACGAAGGTTCTGTGCCAAACTCAGGCGCCATTTCGCAGGCCAAGTTATAGCGGAACGCACGCAGATAGCCGGGCGGGAAATGCAGTACTGTTGCCAGCGTTGCAGGCTGGGTCAGTTCTTGGACCGAAATGAAGTGCCATTCCAGTTCGCGCGTCGGGCGCGGGTAGATGTACATTTCAATGTCGGGGAACGTCATATTGACGAAAATAACCTGCGGGTATGTCGATGTAACGGTCTTGACCGCAATACCGTTATACTGCTGCTGGTTGATGAATTTGATGCCGTAGCTGACGCCCGTGCCGGGGTCGCGGAAATACGTGCTGTCGTCGAGCAACACGGGACGGTTGCCGATAAAGTCGCCGCTAGGGCCAAGCGTGCGTGATAGCTGGCCTGCGGGCCACATGAATATCTGGTCTTGCGTCGCGTAGACGGACAGGCGCTCTGTGTTCCAGCTATCAATCATCTGGTTCATGGCGCGCAGTGCGTCTTGCGATGTCTCAGCCGATGGAACTTCGCCTTCTGCCAGAACACCTAAAAGCCTAAGCGATCCGTTGATTATGTCCCCAGCCGTATCCATTGGTTAGTCTTCCTGCGTTGTGCGGCGGCGACTGTTGCGCGCCGGCATTTCGTTTACTGATGCCTTTGCAGGCTCTTCAGGATTATAGCGTTCCCAGCCGAAATCTTCATCATAAAACGCTTCTTCCTCTGAAATAGCGACTTTTGATCCGTGCTGCGGGTGGGCGAGATAGATAACGGCCATAGAAACTCCGTAAAATGGACGGCCCGAAAGCCGCCCACTATATTAGGTGATCGCCATAAACTGCCACTTAGTGCCGTCTGCGTAGAACAGCTTGCCAAGGCCAGTTGCGTTGGTTGTGATACCAAGCGAACCGGTAGGGACTGAAGTGGTTGTCGTGTTAGCGGTAATTGCCGTGCTGAGAATGTAAACGCCTGCGTTAGCATTGGATGCTACCGCGCCGCTTGCGGCGGTTGAAACAACCGAACCTGACGATAACGAACCTACAACGGCAGCGCCGGTAACGGTAACGCTTTCAAACTCAGGGTCGGCGTAAGCAACGCCTACTGCTTTAGTATTAGGCATGATATTACTCCTGAAAATGGGCGGCCCGAAAGCCGCCCAAACTAATTATGTGATAGCCGCAAACTGCCATTTCGCGCCGTCCGAAACGAACAGCTTGCCAACGCCAGTTGCGTTTGTGGTCACGCCAATCGAACCGGCAACGGCTGTAGTGGTCGTGGTGTTTGCAGTTATTGCAGTAGTAAGGAAATAGATGCCTGCGCCCGACGTAGCAATAAGTGCTGGGCCGCCGAGCAGCTTGTCTGCATCAACGTTGCCATCTGAAACCTGATAGGCGGAACCGCCATTTGGTAATGCCATGATAAAAATCCTTTAAAAAAGTTGGCCTCCGGCGAACCGGAGGCCGTGATTAAATTAGCCCCACATCCGAACGGCCATTTGCGGACGGATCGTGCTGTAGCCATACAGAACGTCAATACGGCAAGGCATACGGTCGTTGTTGATGTCGTACTGACGAACAACGCGAAGCGAGATGCCATTGTGTACCTGACGCGAAGCCATATCTACGCCTTGTGGGAGCAGAAGGTCGGCTGTTGCGAAGGTGATGGCGTCCTTGTGGTAGATGAGGTTCTGTGCGTACTGCGTGTTTGCAGCGCCGACGAACGTAGCCGCCTTGCTGTTAGCAGGCAGTGTGTTGACAGTCGCCAAAGCGTGAGCAGCCGAGTAGATCGGAGCAACCGTAACAGTCGCCGCGCCGCCAGCCGATGCCGTAACGCTTGCAAGCGCAACGAACTGGAACAACGAACCTGTGCTTTCACGGGTCTGTGGGTTGACAGCAAAGCAGTCAGCTACAGTGAACACGTCGCCAGCAAGAACCGTCCCTGCGTTGCCCAAACCGGTCAACGAGATCGAAGTTGCGCCTTCAGCCGTTACAGCAGCAGCAGTCGTACCGCTGGTACGCGTACCAGTGGTGAATTGCTTGATGGACTGCGACATGTTGATTTCTTCAAAACCAAGTACGCCTGTACCCATCATGCCGTTCTTGAACTGCTTGCTGACAGTGTCGGTTGGGTTGAAGAGACCCTTCATGCCTTCGACCAAACCAGCGTTTGCGGCTGGGTTGACAGTGGCATAACGTGGCGACATCACGGCAGCGTTTTCGTTCAGCTTCTGCTGTGCAGCAAGAAGAACAGCCGAAGTGGATGGCGTCGTGCCGGGCGTGCCGACAGTGTTACCGATGGTTGCATACGCATTTGCAACGTCAGCGTCGATGCTGGAAGCAAGCTGCGAGATACGTGGCTTGAGAACGCGCTCTGCGAAATCGTCCAACTGCATGGTCAATTCAGCAGTCGTGAAGTTAACGCCGATGTGCTTCTGGTTGGCAACGGTCAGCGTTGTGAACTGCTCGTTGTCGTCCTGTACCTGAAGGGCTGCGCCATCAGTTACAAGTGCGCGGTCTGGAAGACGGATACGCAGGGTTGAGCCAATCTTGGCGCCTTCAACAGCAAAGCTGTCGTCGTACTGACGGTTTACGTTACGTGTAAGAACAAGGTTGTTTTCGAGAATCTCAAGCGCCTTGCGCGTGATCATGTCGATTGTTAAAATCGAGTTAGACATGGTA